CTGGCCGATTTTGGCAAGAAAAGCCTCGCGTTCTTTGTCTATATCAGCCATGTTTTAGCTCCAATCGGATAGTACGCTGATTGATACTTCCCCGGATAGCAGATCGCCTGCTGTTCCGGTTAAGACTGCTGGGGCGCTAAAAGTTCCAATTGTATAGGCAATTGATGATGCTTCCAGCTTATTCACTATATTCAGGTAATAATCTTCAATGTTAATTAAGTTGCCTTGGTTATCAAACATAGGGGTTAGCACTATGAGTTTGAAGTTGACCTTAGGCTTGATTGCTTTGTAATGATCATTGCTTGGCTCAATATAAGGATCGCTAGGCTGCACCACAATGCTGTTAGCAAGCGGTGTGGCAGGTGGGAAGGAAAACACCTGCCACGCCGTATTATCAGTTAGCGCAGCCGCGATTGTTCCTCGTAGGGTAGAGATTTCTGACATTATCCTACTTGACCGCCCGGTGCTAAGTGATCCGCAAGTAAACCGCGAACACGTGCCATTAAGGTATTGCCCATGCGATACGGCGAAGGTTGAAAGTCTGGTGAGATACCGCCAGCGTTTGAAGCTTGGCGAGCCTGCCAAATGTCAACAGCGACCATTAAGGTTGCTTCATTGACTTCAGCTAAAGTTGAATAATCTACGGCCTGTGTTCCATAAACACGACCCCATGGCGCTATGGTGTGATAAGCGCGTGTAACTATTTGTGCATTGACAAACTCAAGCCAATTATCTTCCACTTTAGTGATTGTCTGATTGCCATTATAATGTTGACGGACATTCTCAACAGTAATGGTATCTCCTACCACAAATTGATCAATGTTTTCATAAATATAAATGCGCCCTGTTGTGCCTGTTGCTTCCAATGCGTAAACGGATTGGGTGTTAAACCACAACTTGGCCTTAACAATGTTTTCTGCCGCTTGGCAGCATTCTTCCACTACTGCTGAGCTGTATAAAGCACCAATGCCAAGAGCAGAACGCAGTTCCGCTTCAGTAACGTATGTTGCTGGCATTGTTTATCCTTTCTAATGTTAGCCCCGGCGCAAGGGCTGTGCGCCGGGGTAACTCTACGACTAGGCTAATTAAGCCTTGTTGAATCTGAATGCACCCTTTGGCTTCTTGGTCGCAAGTGCGCCATAGCCATAGAGTCCAATCTCAACCTTGCCTGAACCAACAGTTTCAGCACGGAGCTGTAAACGTGGTGATTCGTACCAGGTAAATGCATCGCGTGAAACGATCATAAGAGTTGCATCTCCATCGCCAGATTGTGTGTAATCAACGAATAGATCAAGTCCAAGTACATTTCCACGAATTGCGCCAACCCCAACTGAACCGCCAGCATTTTGTGGCTGGATTGCGTTCAAGATTGGGCGGTTTGAAGAATCAACTAGACCAATGAGATTTCCCCATTGTGTAGGTGATGCAATTAAACCAGTTGCGAAATCAAATGTATCTGCATAGATAGCAGCTGCTCCGCGAGCGACATAACCGCTTAGCTCTGCGCCATCCCATGGAAGGGTGATTGTTGTTGCATCAACTGTTGCAACTGCTGCAATCTCATCAAATGCATAAGCATTTGTTGCCTTAGCGTAAGAATCAGCCATGAGTGCTGTAAGTTCTGCAAAAAAGGCCGGCGAAGTTCTGTCAAGGACCTCCACAGAAAATTTTTGCATCCCCGCAAATTTCTTAACATTTACATCAAGATATTCAATCTCAACCTGAGTATCTGAGAATGCTGCACCCTCATTTACTTGTGCAGTTGTTGGAGCAGTTTTGACACGTGGAATCTGAAACTTCATTCCAGCATCAGGAAGAACGCCACCTGAAATTGCTTCAATTGTTGGGCGAACGCCTGTTGACTTAGGATTGATTACCTCAGCTAGTTGACGTGTTGGTACAAGACCTGGCACATCGTTAGTGGTATCAGTATCGGATGCTGCTGCAATCCATTGACGTGCTTCCTCTGATCCCAGAGCTGCACGTACTGTGTTTTCTACATAAAGAGCAGGGGTTACCTGGATTCTTGGCTTGGTATACATTGGTGCTGTAACAGTTGGGCGCGAAGCTTGAACCGCAGGGGCTTCAACCTCAGGCGCAACGGCTACGGCGTTTGTTGTGTCTTCCACAACAGCCTCGCTTTCGTTTTGGGTTGGTGTTTCTTTTGCAACTTCATCTTCAGAAGCGGCAACGCTCAAAACTTCTGCGCTCTTAAACGCAGCAGCTTGAACAAGACTTGTTTCAGCCATTCGGCTAGATAAAACGCGGTAAACATCTTTTTCGCGCTTGCCATCAATAACTTCTACGCCAACGGACAATCCGCTACGTAGTTGCTCTGATGCTTCAATAAGCGCATCGTTTCCGCGTGTTGTATTTGAAATCTTAAAGGTTGCATAAATGCCATCTTCATCTTCACGATAAGAAACCATGCGACCAATCGGCTTCTTTGCATCATGCTCTAGTAATAGTTTTGGCTTTGGGCTCTCTGGAATCTCAATTGATCCTTTTTCAAAGACAACTTTGCCAGCAGATGTTTGTCCAATCTCGCCGCCAAAAGGCACAATCTTACCTGAGATGGTGCGTTCAGATATTGAGCATTCTAAACCGCTAGTAAACGTTAGGTGCATCTTCATTTCCATTCGGTGATAGGTTTTCCATTTCCATAGCTTGTTCTACTGTAATCAAGCCAAGGGTTAGCATTTTTTCAATGACGGCTAATCTTTCCAATGCGTTTACAGCAAGGAAAGCATCTTCAACGTCAAACTTTACAATGTTGCCTCGCGCCGTAATATCATCCATTGATAAGCGATCTTGTATGGCATGGACATACGGCGCAAGAGATAAGGAAACGAACTGACGGCGCTCATCTTGCACGTTCGCATAAGTCATTGACGTATTTTGATCTGCGCTTATGTAATATGCTGGAACATTCATCATTCGTGCAATTTGTGTTGCTGTGCTTTGTACCGCATCTACAAACATCATGTCGCGTGGTGAAAAAGCAGTTGGCTGATAATCTAAAGTGCTTGTTAAGTATGCTGTTGAACGGCGTTCACGTGCAGACTTCCAAGAAGCAAGGATTGCTTGCACTTCTTCCTGTGATAAATCAGCACCGCTATTCTTAATGACGCCAGATGGCATTGGGGTTGCTGATGCAACACGCATCGCGGTTTCTAAATCAATTGCAGAGCGTAAAGTTCTTGCGCCACGTTGCAATACACCTTCATCAAGTCCAGTAAATGTAATTAGTGATCCAAGACCACTCATCGGCACATCTGTGCCATCAATTGTATATTGAACTATGTAATTGCTATTGGAATCGGTGCGAAATGAAACGCGACCAGGTGCAACCCATTCAAATCTTGCAGGTCTGCCATCATCAAAATAAGTTTCAGTAACGCGCCAATAAGCAACGCCAAAAAATAATAAACTGTCAACTGTCCAAGCTAATGTTGTGCTTAATGGCTGATGCACAGATGGTTGCTCTAGCCATAGTGGCTTGCCAAGTTTTTCTCCAGTTGATTTTTTGTATAAACACAAAGGAAAACTTGCAATCGTTCCGGCTAAAAGGTTTCTGCACCTTGATACGCTGGGAACTGTCATCGCTTCATCGCGTGAAACGGAAGTAAGAACTGTTGGCAGATAGTAATTAAAACTATCTGTCATTAGCTGTGGTGCAGCTTGCGCCTCTATCTTTACAGGGCGAAACCGATCAAATAGACCCATCGTTTAATGATAGCATACAAAACGGACATATCTAGCATTTTAGACATAGATTTGTGGCTTGCTTTGTGGCTTTAACAATTGGTGAACTACCATGGCTAATGAGATGGCAGCAGACACATCCCCAGCAGACTTACGGCGCACAATACGCCACCCGGCATCCGATTCTTTAGCTGCACAGTTATTCATGCTATCAACTAGCGATTGTTGCCCAGCATGAACAATCCTAGCGTTAACTATGCTGTCATATAGATCAGAGCAAGCCTGATAAAACACAGTTCCAGACATATCTTGAATCTTATGGCCTGATTGGCTCAAGCGCTCAGCTACGCTCATGGTGGCGTACTTGTCAAAACAAATCATCCTAGGTTTGTATTGCTTAGCCCATTCATTGACTTCAATAGCCATTTTAAGTTCATCTATGGCTACTTGGCTTTCAAATTGCGCTATGACACCTACACCAACCTTGCCATTATCCATAATTTGACCAGCAACTAGGCTTGCCATCTTTTTATTAACCGATATGTCCATGCCAAATATAGTAAGCCTGCCTGGCTCTAGTTTTAGCTCAGCAAAGCCTAAATCCTCAAATGCTTGATGTGGCCATGGCGATTTAAGCGCGCTAATCCACATGCAAAGGGTTTCCGTGCGTGTAGCTTCAACGCTAGATGTGGCTATTGCTTCTTCAATGGTTGCTTCATCAATCAAGTAGCCCAATGCCGGGTTAGCCTGATA